CGGAATTCTGTCGATAAATTGATCGGCAGAATTCGGTATCGCGTGTGCGAACGCTGCCACTGTGTTTTCAGCACGAGAGAAGTCTCCGTTTTCATCATTTCAAAGATCGAAGTTTCAGGCGAAACAACGAAATAGTGCTATATATAGCACTGTATTTTCGTAAACGTGAAATTACTATTGTTTTTGAAACTTTGTGTTGTAGGATCGCCGGTATAGCAACTTTGCCTGTACCGGAGAAATTATGTCGCGCCGTCGATCCAGAACCAGAACCGCGCCGAAAGAAGACCGCAGCGTCTCCGGCGTTGTTACATGGGATCAAATCGCCGGGGAATCGCAATCGTTTATTTCCCGCGAGAAGGCGCTCACCATCTCAGCCGTGTACAAGGCAATCAACCTCATCGCCACCAGTGTCGGTAAATTGCCGCTGAATGTTTTCAAGCGCACGAAAGACGGCAAGGAGAAAGCGCACTGGCACCCGGCAAATTCTCTTCTGCGCTATCGCTTCAATTCCGAAATGGGCGCGAAGGTATGCAAACAGACACTGACCGCTCATGTCCTGCTGCATGGCGACGGGTACGGATATATCCTGCGTGATCCATCAGGGAATCCGGTGGAGATCCTTCCGCTCAACCCTACAAACACCTTCCCTGTGCGGGAAAACGGCAAGCTATGGTATGTCACGGCGATCAATCAGGAACAGCGCAGGATCGAAGCGACCAACATCCTGCATCTTGGCGGGCTGTCTTGGGACGGCTTGACCGGTCTTTCCGTGCTGCAATACGCTGCCCGTTCTTTCGGCGTGGCAATGAACGCCAGCAAACACGCAGCGAGCTTTTTCAAAAACTCTGCCCGCCCCGGCGTAGTGCTGGAATATCCCAACAAACTCAAACCGGAGGCGGCAAAGGCGCTCCGCGAGAATTGGGACAAGATGTTCAAGGGGATCGACAACGGCCACCGCACCGCCGTACTGGAAGACGGGATGACGCTCAAAGCCTTTTCCCTATCCGCCAAAGACGCGCAGTTGATCGAGGCAATGCGGTTTTCCGTGGTGGACATCGCCAACTGGTTCGGCGTCCCGCCGCACAAACTCGGCGACAACTCCAAGTCCAGCTACAACAGTCTGGAGCAGGAAAATCAGAGCTTTCTTGATGACACCCTCGACAACTGGCTGGTGACGTGGGAAGAGGAATGCCGGGAAAAGCTGCTGACGGAAGAGCAAAAGCGTAGCGATTCCTACCTGATCGAATTCAACCGCATGGCGCTGGTACGCGCCGACCTCAAGACGCGGGCGGATTACTATTCGCGGGCGACCGGTGGAGCGGCGTGGATGTCGGTGAATGAGGTTCGCAGCCGGGAAAACATGAACGCTGCAAAGAGTACCGATCACGATTACAACGAAGTGATTCAGCCAACCAATAATTTTGATCCGAATAAAAGCGGCTCCGGAGATACAAACGCGCCGGCAGACGACGCCCCCGCGCAGGGGGATGGCGAAGGGGATGGCAATGGGAATGGAAAGTCGGGTACAGACGAAAGCGAAGATTGAGCTTCGTAAAGACGGCGACGGGAAAGATACGCGGACGATCACCGGATACGCCGCGGTGTTTTATGATGGCAGCGAAGAGACACAATTCCGTTGGGCGAAGGATTACGTCGAGCGCGTGGCGAAGGGAGCCTTCCAGCGGGCAATCAAGGAAGATGATGTCCGCGGGCTGTTCAATCACGACGACAATCTGATTCTCGGCCGCAACGTGGCCGGAACTCTGCGGATGGAAGAAGACAGCCACGGACTGCGCTATGAAATCGATCTTCCGGAGACTGCGCAAGCTGATGCGGTACTTACTGCGGTAAAGCGCGGGGATATTACCGGATGCTCGTTTTCGTTCATCGCCACGAAGGAAACGTTTTCCCGCGAAGGAAAAGACGCTGACGAAATCATCGTCCGTACGATTGATGAGGTTCAGCTTTACGATGTCGGCCCGGTGACGTATCCGGCATACAAGGGGACGGAGGTTCAGGCCCGGAGCGCGAAAGAGGCGCTGGAGGCAAGGAATACGTTCTCGGCGAAACAGGACGAAGACCGCAAAGCCGCGGAACTACGCAAGCGTCGTGTTCTGGTGGATGCGCGAATCAAGGAAATTGGGGCGGAATGACCGCCAGTTTTCACCATAGAGAAAGGAGGCTATCATGCCGTCTCTGAAGGAACTGCAAGAAAAACGGGGCGCTGCGGTCAATGAAATCAAGCGCCTGCGCGACATTGTTGCGAACGAAGACCGCGATTTCACCCAGGAGGAGCGCGAGGCGTGGGACAAAGCCAACGCTGAATACGACACGCTCTCCGGCAAGATCGACATTCTGAAGCGCGGCGAAGACCTCTCCGCCAGCGAACAGACTGCGGTCGAGAATGAAGCCCGCAGCTTCCGCGACAATGGCGAATTCCGCAAGCACGGGATCAATTCCCCGGAGACGCTGGAGGAGCGCAAGAACCTTGCCATGCAGGGTTGGGCCAACTTCCAGATGCGCGGAGAGCTGACCGACGAACAGCGCGACGCCTGCGAAACGGTCGGCGTGAATCCGAACAGCCGGGAACTTCCGTTCGATCTTTACTCGCGTCAGCAGTCGATGGCCGAACTGGAGAAGCGGGCGCTGGATTCCGGCACCGGAAACACCGGCGGCTATCTGGTCCCGTCCGGATTCATCAACCGCCTCGAACTCGCCATGCTGAAGTACGGCCCGATGCTGCAGGTCGCGGAGATCATGCGCACCGAGAGCGGCGAGGATCTTTTGTGGCCCACCGCCAACGACACTTCCGCCGATGGCGAACTGGTCGGCCAGAGCGCGGCGGTATCCAGCAACGAAGACCCCGCTTTCGGTAAAGTAACGTTCGGGGCGTACAAGGGAAGTTCCAAGATCATCAAGGTCCCGGTGGAGCTGCTGGAAGACAGCGCGGTCAATCTCGTGCAGCTCCTCGCCGATATGATCGGTGAACGCCTCGGCCGTCTCCAGAACGGTCTGTTTACCACCGGCACCGGCACGAGCCAGCCGAAGGGAATCGTCACGGCAGCGACGGCGGTTGGGACAGCCACCGCCACCACTCTGGCGGCTGACGATCTGGTGAATCTGTACTACTCCGTTGACGGGGCTTACCGCGAGAACGCCACGTTCATGATGAATGACGGCATTCTCAAGGCGATCCGCAAGTTCAAGGATTCGCAGGGCCAGTACCTCTGGCAGCCGTCGTACCAGCAGGGACAGCCGGAAATGCTGCTTGGTAAGGCAGTCTACGCCAACAGCAACATGGCCAGCGCCGTTGCCAACAGCGCCGCTGTGGTTCTCTTCGGCGACATGCGCAAGTACAAGGTCCGTCAGGTCAAACAGGTGCGGATGCGCCGTCTGGTGGAACTGTACGCCGGGGACGATCAGGAGGGATTCGTCGGCTTCCTGCGGTTCGATGGAAATCTTCTCGACGCAGGGTCCCACCCCGTCAAGAAGCTGATGGTCAAGGCCGCGTAAGCTCATTGATTCGGCGGGGCGGCTTCGGTCGCCCCCGCTGGATCAGTTCCCGGAAAGGGTACTTGAATGCTGGTAAAAATGATTCTTAGTGTCGCGTACAAAAGCGACACGCTCAATCCCGGAGAGGTGTTTGACCTCCCTGAATCCGTGGCGAAGAGCATGATCGAAAACGAAATGGCGGAGGCCACGAAGGAACAGCAAATCCGCTCGATCATGGGCGCACACGCTTCGCACGAAGCGGGAAGCGAAGGCGGTGACGGCGACGACGACGAACAAAGCGAAGAGGTGAAAGCTTTGTGCAAGAAATACAAGGTCGAAGAACTTCGCGCAATGTATACGGAAAAGACCGGCAAGAAGCCCGGACGCATGGGCGAAGCGAAACTTGCCGCTGCGATTGTCGAGGCTTCGCACGAAGCGGGAAGCGAAGGCGGTGACGGCGACGACGATCAGGACGGCGAAAGCGATTCGGAGGAATAACCGGTGAATTCCATTCTCGTTACCCCCCCCGCATTGGAACCGATCACGCTTGCGGAAGCGCGGCAGCACTTGAATATTTCCGAGGCGGACGGGGATGACGATTATGTCACGGCTTTGATCATGGTGGCGCGGCAGGCTTGCGAGGATCAGACAAATCTTTCCCTGCTGACGCAGACGCGGCGAGGATTCGCGGAAAGGTTCGATTCTGTGATGAGCCTTTCCCGGTCGCCCGTGCAAAGCGTCTCATCGGTGAACTACTACGACACCGACAACGTTTTGCAGACGGTTTCGACCGACGATTATTTCTTTGTCAACGGCGGGGCGCATGGCCGAATCGGATTCGTTGATGATTATTCGTTCCCCG